ACTAAGGCAGATGGGCATTCCAATACAAAATTATAGCCCGAGTAGAGGTAACGATAAATTTAGTCGTGTTAATTCAGTTGCACCTTTACTAGAAAGTGGGTTAGTATGGTCACCAGATACTCGTTGGGCTGAAGAAGTTATTGAAGAGTGTGCGAGTTTTCCTGCTGGTGAGCATGATGACTTTGTTGATACAGTAACACAAGCCTTACGAAGATTTAGAGAAGGTGGATTTATAACGCACCCAGAGGATGAAGTTTATGAGCCAGAATATATACCTAGAAATAATGCCTACTACGGATGAGTTGACACCTCAACAGTTATACCATGAAGTAGAAATGTTGACAGATGCTATGGTTGTAGAGAATGAAGACTTTGAACCATTAACTTCTAGCGAGATTAGAGAAAATGTGGCACAGTTAATAAGACAACGCTTTTATGTAATTGAAGGAGGGTTGAATGGCTGAACCAAAAAACCCTTATAATAATATTGAACGTGAGCTAACACTTGTTGGCAACCCAATACTTGACCCAGATCCAGTTGATGTTGAAGTAGAAGACCAGCCTGAAATAGTAGAAGGCATGGAAATTACTGAACTTGAAGATGGGTCCGTGGAACTTGGCTCTCAAGAGGTTGAGCCAGAAGACACTAGCTTTATGGCAAACTTAGCCGATCAATTAGATGATGATGAAATAGCTGGTATAAGTGCATATGTATTAGAAAAAGTAGAAGAAGATAAAAATGCTCGTAGTGAATGGCTTGAAACTTACAGTCAAGGTTTAAATTTACTTGGGCTACGTTATGAAAACAGAACAGAACCTTTTGATGGTGCTACTGGTGTAGTCCACCCAATGTTAAATGAAGCTGTTACACAGTTCCAAAGTCAAGCATATAAGGAACTTCTACCAGCGAAAGGTCCAGTACGCACACAAGTTATGGGTAAAACAAACCCAGATTTAGAAAAACAAGCAGAACGTGTGCAAGATTATATGAATTATACAATTATGCACACTATGAAAGAGTATGAATCTGAGTTTGACCAGATGTTATATTACTTAGGGCTTGGTGGTAGTGCTTTTAAAAAGATTTATGTAGACCCACAACTCGGTAGGCAAGTAAGTAAGTTTATAGAAGCTAAAGATATGCTCGTACCGTTTAATGCAACGGACTTAGATTCTGCAGATAGGGTAACACAAATCATTACAATGACAGAAAATGAGTTTAGAAAGCTCCAAGTTAGCAAATTTTACCGTGATATTGAGATACAATCAAGTAGAGCAGACCGCGATGAGGTAGATGATACCAAAGAATCAATAACTGGCGTGTATGCACAAGGTGATTATGAAGAAATACAGCTTTTTGAGTGCCATTGTTACTTAGATTTAGAAAAATTTCCTGATATTGGTGGAGATGGCGAGGAAACTGGCATAAAATTACCGTATGTTGTTACAGTTAGTGCAGAAAATGGCGAAGTTTTGTCTATTTACCGTAATTATGACCCAAATGATACATTTAAAAACAAAAAACAGTACTTTGTTCACTATATGTTTACTCCTGGACTAGGTTTTTATGGTAATGGACTGATACATTTACTTGGTAACTTATCTAGAGCGGCGACTGCTAACTTACGTCAGTTAATAGACTCAGGTACTTTAGCAAATATGCCATCAGGTTTTAAAGCTAGGGGTTTAAGAATTAAAAATGATGATGAACCATTACGTCCTGGAGAGTGGCGTGATGTAGATGTTGTAGGTGACCAACTTAAAAACTCATTTTTTAATCTCCCCTACCAAGAACCGAGTGGCACATTGTTTCAGCTACTCGGTTTTGTGGTTCAGGCGGCTCAAAAATTTGTTGGTACAACAGATATGGGTACTGGCAATATAAATAATCAAGAGATGCCAGTGGGTACAACTATAGCTTTGTTAGAGCGTGGTAGTAGAATTATTAGTGCTGTGCATAAACGTCTGTACAACAGTATGAAGCAAGAGTTTAAACTTATTGCTGATTTAATATCACAAGAAGGTGGTGCATACCCTTATACTGAAGAAGGTGATAAGGCACAAGACTTTAGCGAACGTATTGATATTGTGCCTATAGCTAATCCTAATATTTTTAGTATGGCACAACGTATAAGTTTAGCTCAAGAACAATTAAAATTAGCAAGTAGTAAGCCTGAAATGCACAATTTGTATGAAGCTTATAGGCGTGTGTATAATAGTTTGGGTGTTGATAATGTAGAACAATTACTACCTCCAGCACCTCAACCAGAACCTATGAATGCAGTTATTGAGAATGGCAAAGCTATGTCTGCACTAGGTGGACAAATGCAGTTGAGGGCTTTTCCAGAACAAGACCATGATGCACATATATCTACTCACTTAGCTTATATGGGAAGTACCGTAGTTAGAAGTAATCCAGCCATAATAAATATTTTACAACAACATATTTTTGAACACATTGCTTTGAAAGCTAATATGCAACTGCAAATGGAAGCACAACAACAGCAGATGGATCCAGCTATGGCACAAGGTAGATTATCACAAATAGAAGCAGAACTTACAAAACAGTATTTTGAGATGGAAGCACAAGTGCTTGGTGGTAATCAACGTGATCCGTTGGTTGACTTGAAAGCAAAAGAACTACAAATTAAAGAACAACAGCAAATGCAAGACGCTATGAATGATGCAGAGCAACTTGAACTTAATAAACAAAAACTACAAGCTAACACCTTAATACAAAAAGATCGTATCAATACAACTGAGGACATAGCCAACATGCGAGCACAAAACGCTAGGTTTATAGCTTCACAAAGGAATCAAGGATGAGCGAATTATTTGGATCAGCTGAAGCAGGTGATTACAGTCTTGCAGATTTAGATGATTTATCACAAGCACAAACTACTTTTGATACTGGTAGTGATGAACAAGCTGAAGCAAATATACAATCAGTATTAGCAAACGTAGGTAATAGGTCAAACATAAGAGGTAGTGTTAATTACGACCCTTTATTTGCACAAGCTCTTAATATGTCAAACAGACTACAGCCAGGAAATCTTGTAGCTGGAGATTATTATGGAGCTAATAAATTTCAAGGTATAGCTGATTTGGCAAGACCGTCGTATTTGCAACCACAAATTCGTGGTGCAGACGGTAAAATGTATTTTTCAAAAGGTGAAGAATTAATTCAAAACATGCCTCCGATTGGTGTTACAGGTATACTTCAAAATTTAATAAACTATGGCACGAAAAAATTTAATGAAACATTTGGTAATGATAAAAAAGAAGAAAAGTCTGATGTTGGCATTATGGAAAACATGGATCGTGCTGATATGTCAGATTTTCAGAAAGCTGTAGTTTCTGGCTATGAAAACAATCCATTTTCGGGTCCAGCAACACAAACAGCTTTTAATTTAAAAGATGTGCTGACTAGTCCTGGAATGATAAATAGAGGTCTTAATTTTGTACAACCTTATTTACAAGAGATGGTTCCAGATAATGTAGAAGTGTCAACAGACCCTAGAATAGATCGTAAGGAAGGCACGGTTTCGCCACAGATACAATTTAAAATACCCATAGAGGATAATACATTAGGTTTAGGTAGTTTATTTAACTTAGGATAAGGAGAGTAAAATGGAAGATGATAGACTTAAAGAATTAAGGGAACAACTAAAAAACCTTGATGAGTCGAACCCAAACTTTGATGATTTAAAAGAAATGTTAGAAGATGACATTAGGAGATTGACAGAGGGTGGTATGGCAAAAGGTGGTGTAGTGCCTACTATGAAAATGACTAGACAAAAGTTTAACATGGGTGGTTCTGTAAGGATGAGAGCTAGAGATAATCGTGCTGACATGGAAGCAGGAGGCATGGTAAGTCGTGGCAGTAGAATGTCAAATCAAGGTATTAAGTTTAGAGGAGTGAAGTGAGTCCAGCTTTTTTGCTTATGTGCTATTTAAGTGGAGCTCCTGCAGGAACGTTACATTTTGAGAATGTTAATACATGTAAATATTTTAAACAAAACCTTAATGAACAATATATTGTTATTGGTGAAGATGAAAAAAGATACTCGTGCTTTTGTAAATTGGTTAAGGTAGATAAAAACAGAGTGAGGCTTTGGTAATGTTATCAGCACTTATTGGTCCAGTCACAGGATTACTAGATAAATTTATTCCAGACGCTGACAAAAAAGCACAGTTAGCACACGATATTGCAACGATGTCTGAGAAACATGCTCAGGAACTAGCATTAGCACAGATTAAAGTTAACCAAGAAGAAGCTAAAGGTAATTGGTTTCAAAGCTCATGGCGACCTTTAATTGGTTGGATATGTGGGTTATCGTTAGCTATTAATTATATGGTGAGTCCTATATTAGCAGGATTTGGAATTATAATACCACAAGCGGATATGTCAGTCATGATGCCTTTATTGTTCGGTATGCTTGGTATCGCAGGAATGCGTTCATACGATAAAACAAAAAAGGTTGATACAAAAAAGTGATGACTGGCATGATGTTTGTCAGAGCAATGGAGTATGAAGATATGAGTTTATATAAAAATATACACGCAAAACGTAAAAGAATCAAAGCTGGGAGTGGCGAAAAAATGCGTAAGCCTGGACAAAAAGGCAGACCGACAGCTAAACATTTCAAAGAAGCCAAAAAAACTAAGAGGACATAATGAAACGTAAGATTCTAAAAGTCGCTAATAAATTACAAAAAGCATCAAAAGCTCATGCAGGACAAGCAAAAACATTGAAGAGTTTAGTAAAAAATGGCAAAAAGAAAAACAAAAGATCCTAAGGTAGGCACTGGTAAAAAACCAAAAGGAAGTGGAAGGAGGTTATATACCGATGAAAATCCCAAAGATACTGTTAGCATTAAGTACGCAACTCCAGCAGATGCTAGAGCTACTGTGGCAAAAGTTAAAAAAATTAAGAAGCCCTACGCCAGAAAAATCCAGATACTCACCGTCGTTGAGCAAAGGGCAAAGTTTGCAGGAAAGCCTCAACAAGCCAGTATTGCGAAAAAGGGGAAGACCGCCCTTAAAAAACAAAAAGAGAAAAAAGTAAAAAAATAAATGGATCTTTACATTTATGATAGAATAGTTAATATTCTAAAAGACAGGCAACGAAGTTTAGAACAACAACTATTACACGGTAGTATTGAAAACTTTGAAGCCTACAAGGAAGTGAGAGCTAGACTCTCAGAACTTGCAACATTACAACAAGAGGTAACACTCTTGCTCAAAAAGGTGGAACATGAGTAAACTAATAGTCCCGAGAAGATTAGCTAAAAAATACCAACAAGTACAACAAGAAACCCCCGAAAAACAAACAAAACCTCCGCAAACAGCATTAGATAAAATGCCTGAGCCTACTGGTTGGCGTGTTTTGATATTGCCCTACAAGGGTAAAGGTAAAACTGAAGGTGGTGTATTTATACCTGACCAAGCTGTAGAACGTGAAGCATTAGCTACCGTTTGTGGTTATGTTTTAAAAATCGGTCCTCTTGCATTCAAAGACAAAGACAAATTTGGAGAAACGTATAATCCATGGTGCAAAGAAAAAGACTGGGTAATATTCGGTCGTTATGCAGGAAGTAGATTTAAAATAGATGGTGGTGAAGTTAGATTATTAAATGATGATGAAATACTAGCAACTATAAACGACCCTGAAGATATTTTGCATACATAGGAGATACAAATGGCAGAAGCACAAAAACAAGAAGAATTACCATTAGAGGTTGACAATGAAGAAGTTGAAGTTGACTTACAAGAAACCAAAGAAGAAGTTAAAGTTGAAGAAGCCGAAGACCAAAAGGAAGTTAAAGCTGAAGAAGAAGGTCTAGACGGCTACAGTAAAAAAGTTAAAAAACGCATAGAAGAAATGACTTGGAAGTTGCGTGAATCAGAACGTAGAGAAAAAGCGGCTCTGGATTATGCACAAGGTTTGCAAAAAGAAAATAAAGAGTTACAAGCTAGAACTAAAACCATTGATGATTCTTATATTAAAGAATATGATGCTAGGGTTACATCAGAAGAGGACTCTTTAAAACGTAAATTGACTGAAGCTATAAGTGCTGGTGATATTGAGGCACAAGTGAACATTAATAAAGATTTGGCTAAACTTGCAGTAGAAGCTGAACGACTTAATAAAGCTAAGGTTGAAAGAGAAACTCAAGTTAAACAAGAAGAAACTAAAGTTGAACAACCACAAGCACCTAAACAAGTCCATCCAAAAGCACAAGCATGGGCTGAAAAAAATACATGGTTTGGTTCAGATGAACCTATGACACTTACTGCTTTTAGTATTCATAATGAATTAGTAAAGCAATATGGAGAGCAATATGCAACATCTGACGAATATTATGAAACAATAGATAATCGTATGAGAGAGGCTTTTCCACATAAATTTGAGGAAAGTAAACCTCAAAACACCTCTGTTAACACTCCAGTAGCTCCTGCAACAAGGTCTTCTGGTGCTAAAAATCCTAAAAAAGTGACTTTAACCAAATCAGAGGTTGCAATCGCCAAGAAACTTGGTGTATCATTAGAGCAATACGCTAAACAAAAACAAAATTTAGCTACAACGTGAAGGAGACAATATGTCAGACCGTAAACCACGCACCGAGGTGACTAGAGAAAAAGCAAATCGTAGAACACCTTGGAAACCACCATCTACTTTAGATGCACCCCCAGCTCCAGAAGGATATGTACATCGTTGGATCCGAACATCTGTTATGGGTTTTGATGATGTAAAAAATCTTTCTGCCAGACTCCGTGAAGGGTTTGATTTAGTAAGAGCTGATGAGTATCCAGATTTTGAGGCACCGACTATCCAGGATGGAAAACACGCTGGAGTTATTGGTGTGGGTGGTCTGGTACTTGCAAGATTTCCTCTTGAGTCAAGGAATGAACGACAAGCATATTTTCAACAAAAAACATCCGATCAAATGGATGCTGTCGATAATGACATGATGAGAGAACAACACCCAAGTATGCCTATCCTTAAACCAGATAGGCAAAGTCGTGTAACCTTTGGAGCTAAAGCAAGTGGCTCTAAATAATATTAACTTATGAGAATAGGAGACAAAAATGGCTACAAATATTGATGCCCCTTTTGGTTTACGTCCTCATAACTTATTAGGTTCTGCACCAAACTCAATGGGGCTGACAAAGTACAAAGTACAGACAGCGGCGACGGCTGGATCATCTAGTGAAATTTTCCAAGGTGATATGGTCATTCCATTAACAAATGGATTAGTCGACGTTTCAGCGGCAGACGGTGGTAGTGTGGCAATCTTAGGCGTTATGAACGGATGTGAATATATTGATTTAGACGGGAAACCTCGTTTTGACAATCACTACCCTGGAACAGCTTCTATTAAATCAGGCACAGAGGCGACGGTTCATGTTTATGACAATCCGCATCAAGTGTTTGAAATACAAGGAGATGCTTCTTTAACAAATGCGGCGACTGCACAAGCTTTAGTACACTCAAATGCGGAGGGTACTGGTTTTGGATCAGAAAACGGATCAACTGGTAAATCTATTGGTGAATTATCCGTATCTACTGCAGGAGCGACTACAGCAGGTGATAATTTTAGAATCATTGGAATCAAGGATGACTTTAATGATATTGATGTTACATCAGCTGGAGTTATTTTTTTAGTGAAATTGAATGTACATTTTCACTTAACTGCTACTGGCTTATAGGAGGGTATAATGGCTATTGCAAGATCACAACTCCTTAAAGAATTAGAGCCAGGATTAAATGCTCTATTCGGTTTGGAGTACGACAGGTATGATAATGAACATGCCGAAATTTATGACACAGAAACTTCTGACAGAGCGTTTGAAGAAGAGGTAATGTTATCAGGGTTTG